AATCAACGTCGCCATGCTCGGGCAAAACCAGACCACCGAAAAAGACAGCAACCACGCCAGCGCCACGGCCGGCGCCGAAGTCACCAAAGACATCCGCGACGGCGACGCCGCCATCGTCGCCACCGCGCTAAACGCCTGCATCCGCCAAGTCGTCGACATCAACTTCGGCACCGACGTCGTGGCACCGCTGTACGCCCTGTGGCAACAAGAAGAAATCGACAAAAGCCTGGCCCAGCGCGACAAAGCCCTGACCGACTCCGGCGTCAAATTCACCAACGCCTACTGGCAGCGCACCTACAATCTGCAGGACGGTGACCTGCAAGACGCGCCAACCACCACCGACTCACCCGAATTCGCCGAGCCGACCCTACGACCGATACTCGACCAAATCGCTCTCGACCAAGCCATCGACAGCCTGCCCGCCGAAGTACTCCAACAACACAGCGAACAAACCCTCAACGCAGTGTTGGCCGAAGCCTCGCCACAACACGAAGACCGGGCACCTGAACAACCGCTCGCCAACCTCCTGTTCATGGCCGACACCTGGGGTCGCCTCAGCGCCCACGCCGATCGGGAAGACTGACATGGCCACCCCCGCGAAACGCCTCAACCCGGCAGACCTCAAAGCCATCTTCGGTCTCGAACCGACCAACGCCATCGCCTACCTAAAACGCAAGGGCTACGCCATCACCTGGCACTGGCAAGACATGCTCGACCAAGCCCACGACCAAGCCTTCACCGTGGCCAAAGCCATGCGCCTGGACCTGCTGTCCGACATCCGCGCCGCACTGGAAACAGCCCTGCAACAAGGCCAAACCCTCAAGCAATTCACCGCCAACCTGCAACCGATCCTGCAAGCCCAAGGTTGGTGGGGGCAACAAGTCATCGTCGACAGCGAAGGCACCGGTGAACTCGTCCAACTCGGCAGCCCACGCCGGCTAAAAACCATCTACCAAACCAACCTGCAAAGCGCCTACATGGCCGGCCGCAAAGCCAGCATGGAAGCCACCGCCCAAACCCACCCGTACTGGATGTACATCGCCATCCTCGACGGAAAGACGCGACCCAGTCACCGCGCAATGCACGGTCAAGTCTTCCGCCACGACGACCCCATCTGGTCATCCATCTTCCCGCCCAACGGCTTCAACTGCCGATGCCGCGTCATCGCCTTAAGCGAAGCCGCCGTCAAACGTCGCGGGCTAACAGTCACATCCAGCGAGGGAAAAATATTCACAGAAACAGTAGAGACCGGCACCGACAAACGCATCGGCGAAATCAAAACAGCCACCGTCACCGGCATCCGCCTAACCAACCCCCAAGGCCACACCACCACATTCCGCACCGACCCCGGCTTCAACCACGCTCCCGGCACCGGCCTGGCCAAAGCCCTAAAACAAAAACAATCTGCCGCCCAACCCCATACCCAATAAACACCGCAATACCTGTGGGAGCGAGCTTGCTCGCGATAGCGGCGGCCCAGCCAACATCAACCCTGAATCCCAAAACCCAACCCTGGCCACCACATGCTCACCATCGAACTAGAACACCACCACCTACAACAAACCCTAAGCAAAGTGGAATGGGCCATCGGCGACCTCGCGCCATTGATGCGAGGCATCGCCGCCGAACTCGCCAGCCAGACCGAACAAAATTTCGAAAACGAAGGCCGCCCGCAATGGGCTGAACTGTCCGACGCGACCATCGAGTGCCGGTCAATAAACGGCAACTGGCCCGGCCAGATCCTGCAAGTCAGTGCCGCTGGCCTTGCAGCCTCAATCACCACGCACGCAACTGATAGCTCGGCGCTGGTGGGCAGCAACAAACCTTATGCGGCGATGATGCAGTTCGGCGGGGAGCAGACAGACTTTCCGTATCTGTGGGGAGATATACCAGGAAGGCCATACCTGCCAATGGACAACGAAGGCAATCTGCAAATACAAACCGAAGAAGCAATCCTGACCTTGGCATTTGATCATTTGGAGAAAGGGGCACGTAGTTGAAGTCCAGCTGCAAATGAAAAATTTCTCGCAAATGTGTATGATATTACTTGTTAAATACTCTCACTAACAATCAAAGCCAAAAACATCACATGAAAGAAAAAGTCAAACGATTGCAGCCTAAAATGGACGTTTTACGAGAGCTATACTTGAAGTCAGGGAACGAGTGCGCGTTTCCTGACTGTGAAAAAAAAATAATATCTGCAACTGGGGATTTTATTGGTCAGCTTTGTCATATAGAAGCAGCAGAAAAAGGCGGTCAACGTTTTAACGAAAATGAATCAAATGAACAGCGACGGACCTTTCCAAATTTGCTTTTAATGTGTTACGAGCATCATGTGACGACCAATGACGTCGATATGTACGACGTTCCAGCCATGAAACGCATCAAAAGCGACCATGAAAGCAAATTCAGTAACGTGCTTTCAAAAATTCAAAATTCGTTTGAAAGGGATGCTGAAAACGGAGCACCAATACTTATCTTAACAAAGAGTGACATGGGCACACAGAAAGACTCTAGAGTTTATAATGACCACATTAGGCAGTCCACACCTGCGCTGGCAACTTTTGATTTTAAATGCACTTATGGCGGTTCCGCACACTCAATCATTCTAAATCACAAAAACATTTTCACGGAAATTAAGCCAATTAGCTTTGCAAGTGGAGATACTATTTCCATAATCGCTGAGCTGACGCCCTATGATAATAAATACGTATTCAATCAAAGCAGTACTGAACAGCCACTAAAAATTGAGTGCATCACCCTAAAAGGAAAAAAGGTAATTGTTGAGCTGGATTTTAATGGCTACAAGGTTACGCAACGATTGTAAAAAACCAACCAGTCGCAACCGCACGAATAATGTATATCAGCAGCGAATGCAGTGATTTTCATTCGCGCGCTGGCTTTTATGTCGAGAGAACCAGTTCGAAATCAGTTTCATAGCGAACCACAAACTGGCACCCACAGCCATGCTAGGCTAGCTTTCAAACTAGAAAATAGGAACGAACTCCATGGAGTTTCCCAAACTAAACTGGGGATCAGTAACAGACTGGGCTGATTGCGACACAAAAACATCTTGGGTGCCTCATAACATACGTCGATTCGGGGAATAAATTATGACTGACGGTTTATCGTATTCAGCCCAAATAACCGCTAACAATCCAGCCTTGGCGGAGTTGAAGCTTTCATGGGCGACCATGGTGTTCACCGCTGTAGATGGCATCGGCCCCATGCGTTCCTTACATGAAGCTGGAGATTCGCTAGTTGCAATCGTAAAAGTGGAAGAAGACGGTATAACAATTATTTGAAGTGGAGTCATGGTTGGCCCAGGGCTATTACTAACGGCGACACATGTGCTTGACGACTTCGACAAAAGCTCTCCACCTCAATTCCTCACGTTCCTACCTCACACGGCTCGTGCATGGTCACCAGTTCACACCACGACGGTATCTGGTAAGAGTGATTTTGGAGACGACAGAGAAAAAGTCTCAGATTTATCGTTGGTTAGCTGCACTCTTAACTCCATAGCGCATGAAGACTACCCATTGATGCTTGCGCCGATGGAGGTTGCACTTCCCCTAGTGGGAGAGCGGCTATGGGCTTTTGGATTTAGGCATCAATTTATAGATGACGGAGTAGCCTCAGTTACTCCAATGGTTTCATCTGGCATTGTCACAGCGGCCTTTCCTCATGGCCGTGGCGAGCGCATGCCTTCACCGTGTCTTGAAGTCGAAATGGACACAATCGGAGGCATGAGCGGTGGACAAGTTGTCAATGCTGATGGCAATGTTATAGGAATTGTTTCGTCATCACTCCCAGGTGGACCTTCCTACATAACACTAATTTGGGATGCTTTACGCTACAACATAAAGGGGACAATTCCCGCACTATCGGATCGAAAGAAAATTAACTTGCTTTATGCTAAGCGACTGGGGCTTGTCAAAATCAAGGGAAAGGTTGAGCGAAAACTATGGGGTGATGTTGTCTTCACAATGTCTGAAAAGGAAGGCGATCTCATGATCCAATCTTGTGACCCTTCTTCAATTAATTATAAATCGAATGAATTGGTTGGTGATCAGCTGGATAAGTTCATAGACGACTGGGGCTATGATCTGGAGAGAACGGCGGCCCGGACCGCAATTGACTACCTTGAAGCATTGCCGCCAACTTTGATGCATGGTTTCCTTAGTGCTTCCGGAATACCTTCCGAATGCCTAAATTTAATACAGCAATTTTCAGTCGTAGATTTTGAAGGGGTAGAGGATCCGGAGATTCTTTCCACAGAGAAACTGGATGACTCTAAACTGAAAATTAAATACTACTTCAATCTGCTGACTGTAGTTTGGATAGTTGAGGTTTCCGAAAGCTCCTACTTTGAGAATGAAAGTGAATTCGACAGGTATTTCATGAATATCAATATCAGTGATGGTATAGTCACCATGGAAATATTTCAGAGGTGTCACTTTAAGGCGACCATGCTTTTTGACCAAGAGCAAGAAGAGTTTTCTGAAGAATCGATAACTTGGTCAGCAGTCCAACTCCCGAAGATACGGAAAGAGTTACGCAACATAAGCATTGAATAATGCCAACAAGACGTTATCTCTCTATTGAGAGGGGCCAGCATCTATCTGCGCTCCCTCAAATTGCTGGTTTAGCCCACAGAGGAAAACGCAAACCCTCCACCAGTTTATCCGGCACGATAAAGCCTAGGCTGTAGCGAGCTCGGGTTATCGCGACGTACATCTTGTTTTGCGCAGTCTCCGAACCTTCGGCAAAAGGCGCTACTCGCCCCAAAACGAAATCCATCTGACTCTCTGCCGGTAAGATAAGTACGCGATCAAAGCCCAACCCTTTACTGCTCCCAAAGTTATGGCAATGCGCGCTAGGCGGAAGAAATTTAGTTCCAGACCTAACATTCCAGCGGAGTACCATTGGGTTAAATGCTGCAATGTAGTCCATTACTTCGGACTGCTTCACGATGAAAGCGCCGAGGTGGTGATTGAATTCGTCAGGAACTAGATCAACTGCTGACTTTGTTGCGTCGTACGCGCCTAGATGAACTGCGTCCGCAATGTCGCAAATTGTTTGGATACAGCGCCTATTCAGAGACAATGGCTCCTCGATGAACCCCAGCGCCCTGAACTCGGCGATCTTCTGGTCGGCTGTCTCAGGTGCTTTGTGCCCAAAGGAAGTTTCATACACTGTTTGCCTGAAGTCCCCCACGCAACTGATTGCGGATTTCATCACCTTGCTCAGACTCTTCAGCACCGAGTAATCCCAGCCTACTAGATCCTGCACCTCATCAAAGTACACCCTGGTGTAGGCCTCGCTGAGGCGAATCGCGGGCGCATTCTTGGTCTTCGTGGCGATGCGGGTAGCAAGCTTCGCAAGAAAACCTGTATGCGCCTTCGTCTTACATGAGGTGAGGTAATGCTTCGGGTTGCAGCTTTTGTCAGCCAGTTGCTCCTTTCGCCCTGGAAGCGACCGCCTGGTTTTCGGGTTTAGATGAGGATTGCTGTCGTTGAAAAAAATGCTTTCAATCCGTTTTTCAAAGACAGCCCGTTGATACGGCCTAATCATGTCCTCTAGGTAGAAACTGAAAAGCCCCTTGACTACAAATTTATCGCTGCTCCGCCCGAACAATTTGATGAATCTGGCCCGCAGTTCCTGCTGATTACTGGTGGTGTAGGTCACCACGAGTACCTTCCCGCCACGCTCAATTTCAGCGATCGATTCGGTGATCACCTTATGGGTCTTTCCCGAACCCGCGCCAGCTATGCAAAGTACGTTAGGCAAAAGTAAGCACCTCATCCAAGAACGGGGGGTACTTGAACGCCACAGCCGTATCGAACAACGCAATTGCCGAGTCTACTTTCTTCTTGCCCTTACCATCCCCGGACTTGCTTTTGAACCATCTCACAATGAAATCCCGCTTTTGAGCGAGCGACACCTCTTTTTTAAGAAGGTTGTACGTTTGCGTAGACAGTACAATTTCCGCGAACGATAACAACTCTTTCTCGCTTCCAGCGTTGGCAGATATCATTGCGGGCTCTAAAGAAAAGTCCTCATCATCGTCAGACGAGATTAGCTTGATATTAGGGTGCTTGAGGTACTCTTTTCGAGCTTCGACAACGTTCCCATGGTAATCACCATCATTATCCCGAAGAACATTGACGGCAGTACCAATCTCCTTTCCGATCTCGATAAACGTTTTGAAACCGACTCCGCGCACTACAATAATATCGATGCCATCCTGCTCGGGTAGGCGTCCATGATGCTTAAGACTGTAGATTTTCTTGAGAACAAGCTCATCGGACGGGCCTTCTACCAACACCACCTTTTTAGAGAGGGCTACTCGCAACGTGTCATACCCTGGAAGACGCTTCAGCATTTTCACCACGTCTTTATCTAGTTTGTCGAGCCTCTGGTATTTGTCATGAAGCAGACATATTTTGTTAATACTCAACTTGTTCAGTACATAAGAACTGTGCGTGGTGATGAAAAGTTGCTTTCCTTCGCGTTGTGACTCGATGTCGCTGACCAGCATATTGAGCTCGATATGAGAAAGATGATTCTCCGGCTCCTCCATCATCACCAGATCGATATCCTTGGACTTGTTGTGAAGCGCAAGCTTGATCTGAACCTTACTCTGTTCACCCTTGCCGATCATATGGAACGGCACATCGTCAACTTCAAGTTGTAGACCATTTTGAATAGCGCCGGCAGGCATCGTGCTGGCCGCAATCGATAGCTTCTTTTGCGTGATTTTGTTGTCCGCGTCTAGATCCTTATTGACCGCCTTAACCTCTTGGGTTTCGTTAAAGGACTGCAACGCTTCACGGTAATTTAGGTTGAGCCGATACTCTTCATCTTTCTTAAGCGCGGTGCCGAGTACATTGGAGATGTACTGGTTTTTGCCGAACGTAGGGTGGATACGTGTAGGATCAATATACAGCGCACGAAATTGCTTGGTCATCGGTTTGATAACACTCCAAGCAAAGTCCATCCACTCAACCTTGTAGAACTCTACGGGAATACTGGTGATGGCAGCACCCGAAGCAAGGTAATCCTTATAGGCATCAGTGAAGTCCGGATCGAAGGCAGCCTTGACCATGACTCCTTGTGCATCCTTCGCGAGGCTGTTGTTGGTGCCTTTGTAATCCGGCACATTCTTCATATAAGCCTCAATCACCAGTTCTGGCAGATCGTCTATGGCTCTAGGGGACGCTAAAAATGCTGAAACGGCCTCGCTATTGAAAAGATCGGGCGAGAACTCATTACTAAAAGCCCGGCCACGGTGTTGATAGTTCAACACAATTTCAAGCGCTTCTAGGATCGTGCTTTTGCCAGCGTTGTTGTCTCCAACAAATATATTTACGTCGTCGTTGAACTCAAACGTGTGAGCTTTGAATTTCTTAAAATTAATTAAACGAAGAGATTCTACGAGCACTTCAATTCCCTCTGACGCAGCTACCGAATGATGGCGCACAGCCATTTATGGCCAAAAGCTACTCCTGTATTCATACGAGTGTCTAGTGGCGAACAGCAGTGGCTGTCGAGTTTTCTGGTGGGCTCCTGTACAACATCGTTTTCAATCGAGGGTGGGGAAATCATGGCGAGCAGCGAAGGGCTAGCAGGGTTGACGGCCCTGTCCGCGAAGGTAAAAAACGAGCGCCGGCTACTTCTGGACAGATTGATATCATTCGAGAAAAAGCTATTGGAATCAGCGGAAGGACTCGGCTGCTGTGGTTCCAGCAAATCCGTGACCCTATCATCCTGGGATCATGAAGAGAGCGGCGTCAGTGGCGGCCGTGCAGGCTGGTTATTTTTTGACGGGGTAAAGCTCACGGTCAGAACGGAGTCTTACTCAGACAGCGGGCGCGAATCCGATTATGACGATTACGGTCTAGATGAGGTTCAACCCGGCTGGCTAGTCTTGCTAAGCGCACCCAAAATCCTCGATTCACTGGTGGCGGATATTTCTAGAATTCTGGAAGAGGAACATATTGTCATTGCTACTGCGAACGAGTGGTTAACCAAGTTCGTGGGAGCGGAAAAGGCCGCGATTGACATAGACCTTGACGAACACTTTGAGCAGCATCCGAGTCTGCTTGAGTCTTGGGAGAAAGCCCGGAGGGTAGTAGAGAGCGATCCAGAGGATTCCATCACTCGCAGCAGCTCGCACTTAGAAACAGTCCTGAAGACGTGCCTCAAGCAGCTTGGAGACTCCGGGTATGAAACCCTGCCTGTAGATAAACTCACGTCTCGCGCAGTGAAAAGGTTGCGTGAGGCGGGCATCCTTGACGAAGGTGCCCTGCAATCCCTAACAGGGCTTGGAACCATCTTCCATGGGATCGGCACTATCAGAAATTCCAGCAGCACAGCCCACGGCAAAAACGATGACTACTCGCCTCCCGGAGTGGATGTAGCACAGCTCATCAACCACCTGGCTGGATCTGGTTCCGTATTCGTACTCAAGCAAACGGAAAAAATTTTGAAGGGGAAGGAGTAACCCGGTTACTTGCCACAAAGGAAAGGATCAGAACGGTGGCGTGAAGTGCATATTTTACATCTGCAATGGCTTATGCGGCCTGTGCTGACCTGATTTGAGTTTCCCTAGCGGCTCTTAGTTTGATCGATGGAGTGGAGGCTAAAAATTCTTCGAAGCCATACGCGACTTCGGTAATCAACAAAAAACCGCAATCCCTGATGCGATCCACGGCCTTACAAACTCGCCTGACTCCGCTTGCCGGGTTAACTAACCAACGCCCGCGATAAACGCTTTATAAAGCCGTTCAACCAGACTAAAACGTGCAGTCAGTGCAAGGTTGTGGATCTAAACGACATGACCGTCATCAAGGTCAGTCGACTACAGCCGACACAAAGGGATCGAAAACGCTTCCTTGGTAAGGAAGCGACCAAAAAACTACGGCTTGGCAAACAAGCATCTGGCCTACAAGGAGTGTTACTCAATGCTAGACCTCATTTACATCGTGGAAGAACCAACCAGATCCGACCCAACACAGGGCAGTGGCACCGGTTCCTCAGTAAATTTCACAATGCCTGGTCGTGACGACAACTTCGGTGGCATAACCGGTGGCGCGGCTCTCGCTGGTGTTGCAGGCGGAGCGGCACTTGCCGGTGCGAGGTTTTTCGCCGGTCCTTTACTGCCAGCTGCCTTGATAGCCTCCGCATTGATTAGCGTTCCGAGTTTGTTGCCTTCGCTCACAAAGGAGCGCACCGCAAAAAGCGAAGAGTTAGAAGCAGCGAAGCTAGAAGAAGCACGTTTACTTGCCGTGTATGTACAACAACACTCGTTGTCCCGCATCCAAGCTAAGGCCGCAGGCTACCGCTTTCAGCCGGGCCATCCTGTCGTTGGCAAGACTTACCGGAAACACCCGCTGACCGACTACCCGAATCCGGATAACGGTAGTCTCTACATCCCAAGCGATAGCTACGACGCCATCCTTCTGGAAGAGCGCGAGTCAGAACTGATCAAGCTATTGGTTCACCTCGGGGCCACCAAAATCAGCATCACCAAGAAAGCGTCAGATAAAACCCGCAGCACCGTCACCGCTGAGGCGTCGGTTCAAGTCGGCCCTATGGGTGGTGGTGACGTCAGTTACACGGGTAAAACCGAACGCGACACTGACACGCTGGATACCCGTGAATTCTCGCTAACCGGCAGGCCTTGGAAAGCCGACAGCAAAGTCGAACGTGAAAACTTCTTTTGGCTCTCCTATGAGCCTTCCTGGAAAGCCGTAGTGTTTGCCCGCGAAGTCGGCGGCTGCCTAACAGCCTCTCTGGAAATTAAAGAAAATACGTCATTTTCCACGGACAAAAACTTGGAACTGTCAGTCAAGGCGAAATTAGTTGAAGTCGGCGCACAGGCTGGCATTTCGAACCTTGGGATCGAGGAAAAGACATACTTCGTTAGGGCGGAATTCGCACCGGTACAACACAGCGCTTGACCCAAAACCAAGCCATTCAGTGTCGCTAGGTAGGATCAAAAAGGAGTGGTCTCAATAGAAGCCACTCCTTTCTTTTGCTAGACAACTAGAAGCCCAGGCGATTGCTCATTGCCACATCCACTCCCTAAACCCGATTAAAAGCCCCGCTACAAACACCATTCCAAGCTGTGCGCACCATCTCCACCAAAGCGCACCGCCCATGAAACCCCTCCACATCTTCAAACCCGGCACCCACACCGCCATGTGCGGCACCAGCTTCAACTTCACCGAATCCGACCTAACCGCCACCGTCGCCGCGTACAACCCCTCGCTCCACGAAGCCCCCATGGTCATCGGCCACCCCCAGCACGACGCCCCAGCCGCCGGCTGGATAAAATCCCTCACGGCCACCGCCCAAGGCCTAATCGCCGAACCCCAACAAGTCGACGCCACCTTCGCCGAGCAAATCGCCAAAGGCAGCTACAAAAAAATCTCCGCCTCGTTCTACCACCCAGACGCCGCCAACAACCCCGTGCCCGGCGTCTACTACCTACGCCACGTTGGCTTCCTCGGCGCCCAGCCGCCGTCAGTGAAAGGCCTGCGCCCCATAGAACTGGCGGACGACGAACAAGGCGTCATCGAATTCAGCGACCACGGCCACTACCTCAGCGCCGACCTCTGGCGCCGCTTCCGCGAATGGCTCATCGGCCAATTCAACAAAGACACCGCCGACCAGGTCGCGCCCTCGTGGGCCATCGACAGCCTTGCCGAAACCGCCCGCCAGCCAGAACAGCCCCTGCAAACCGCCTTCTCAGAACCCACCCAAACCACACAGGTCACCCACATGCCCGAGCAAGACACCGCCGCCCTGGAGGCAGAAAACAAACGCCTGAAAGCAGACATCGCCCAGCGCGATAACGCGGCTCGCATCTCCGTGCAAAGCGCCATCCATACCGCCAGCGTCGACTACGCAGAGAAGCTGGTCGCCGCCGGGATGAAGCCCGTTCACGCACCCACCATCATCGCCGCATTGGACTACGCAGAGTCGAGCGACACACCCCTGGAGTTCGGCGAAGCCAACGCCCGCCAGCCCTTAAGCAAAGGCCTCAAATCCCTCTTCAACGACCTGGCCGGCACCGTCAGCTTCGCCGAAGTCGCCACCAAATCCCGCGCTGACGACACCACCAAACCAGCCACCAACCCCTTACTCGCCGACGCCGAAGCCCGCGCCAAACACTAGGAATCACCATGGCCACATTCACCCAACCCAAAGACCTGGGCGACCTGCTGCTGGTCGAAGTCAGCCCCGGCTGGACCCGATCCAAGGCCACGCTACTGGCCGGCACCGACTACCCGCTAGGGCAAGTGCTGGCCAAAATCGCCGGCAAATACCAACAGCTCGATCCAGCAGGCACCGGCGCCGCCAAGAAAGCCGCCGCCGTACTGGCCGAACCCATCGACGCCACCGCAGGTGACCAACCCGGCATCGTCATCGCCCGCGGCGCCGTCTTGGCGCTGGCCGAACTCGCGTGGCCGGCAGGCATCACCGAAGCCCAAAAAACCACCGCCCTCGACGAACTCAACACCTTGGGCATCGTCGCCCGCGCCACCCTCTAATCAGGACTCATCCATGAACTTGCAAGACCTGTTCAGCGTCGCCAACCTCACCGCTGCCGTGAACAAACTCCCGGTCATGCCCGGCAAGGTCGGTGCCATGGGGCTGTTCGACGAAAAAGGCGTGACCAGCACCACCGTCATCATCGATGAACGCGAAGGCCGGCTGGTGCTCGTGCCCAACACCTCGCGCAATGACGACCCGGCCCCCATCAAAGGCAACAAACGCAAGCGCCGCACCTTCGAAACCCTGCACCTGCCCATCAACCGGCCGCTGCTGCCCAGCCAGTTGCAAGGCATCGCCGCGTTCGGCCAGGAAAGCACCACCGCGCCGATGGCCACCGTCATCAACGACCACCTGCAAGACCTCAAAAACAGCATCGAAGCCACCCGCGAATTCCAGCGCGTCGGCGCACTGCGCGGTCAACTGCTCGACGCCGATGGCTCACTGTTGTTCGACCTGTTTGACGAATTCGACGTCAAACAGAAGAAGGTCACCGTGCTCCTCAGCAACCCCGAGACCAACGTGCGTAAGGTCTGTCTCGACGCCAAACGCCACGCCGAATCTAAACTCGGTGGCGTCATGGTCACCGGCTTCCGTGCCTTCTGT